AAATTAATAAATAAGGAATACTTTTTAGTATCTCCATAACCTTTTATAGGTTATGGAGATACTAAGTTCGGCTCTAAGACTTTTAAAGTCTTCAAAGCAGCGCGAATCCCTTTCGGGATTTTCCTTGCAGCTCGAAAGACTTAGGAGACTTTAAAAGTCTCAGGAGGGGTTGATTAGTCGTAGACTAAAAAGCTTGTAAGTCGTTGAAAAGATTGGAAGTCTTTGGAGTAAACCTAAAGGTTTAAGAAAGCTTTAAAGTCCTCCTAGTTTTGTAAACTAGAAAACTTGTTAGCTCTTCTAAGACTTTAAAAGTCTTCAGAGGGGTGGGCATTGAAGACTTTGAAAGTCTTTGGAGCTGAGTAGTGGGACTCCTAGTCTTTTAAAGTCTCTATGGAGACTGTTAAAAGGCTAGGAAGATTTTCTAAGACTCTAAAGTCTTAGAAGTTTTGAAGTCTTTAGAGACTTCAGGGGGTGGGCAAGCTGCCATGGGGGGGTACTGGGATATATATACAATCATATACATTTTTTGGAGATATGCCATGTAAACCAGATAGCGCCGCAGCTTTAAAGGCTTTAAAGGGAAGGGCAAGGGCTGGGAAGTCGGGCGACCTCCAAGAGCTTTAAAGGGAGTGGGGTTTATAAACTGCGGGATATGCGGTGTATAAGTACGTATATAAGCATAAACCTAAACCTGTATTACATATGCTATAACCCCGGTGGGCTTAATATCTATTATACCCGTAGAATGAGCATCTGTCAAGTTATTTCTTGTTTATTTGCTGATATGCTTCTATATATGAAAATAAGTTATAAATAACTTGACAAGACTCCATATTACGGGTATACTATAGTAATAGTAAAGAATTAAAAGGAATAAACATTATCATGGCTGATAAGCAACTAACCACAAGACAACAAGACTTCTTGAACAACCTCCCCTCTTGTGGGGGTGATGTTAGGCTTGCAGCAGAGCAAGCAGGTTACGCAGAGGGAACACACTACGCTGTAGTCAAAGCCCTGCGTACCGAGATACTTGATGTAGCTACCGGCATCCTAAGCCTGAGCGCACCTAAAGCCGCCATGAAGCTAGTTAGCATCATGGACAGTGCAGAGCCTATACCACAGGCTAACATGCGCTTACAGGCAGCACAGCAAATCCTAGACCGTGTAGGCTTAGGCAAGACAGAACGCTTAGATGTCAATGTGAATACAGTTGGTGGGTTGTTTGTTATCCCCGCCAAGAAGGAGGTGGTAATAGATGGAGACTATACGGAGGTCTAGTAGCACTATACCGTTTGGTTATAAGCTCAGTGAGTCTAATAACGAAATGCTAGAGCCAGTGCAAGAAGAACTAGACATGCTAGAAAAGGTTATCCCCCTTATAAAGGACAGGTCACTAAGCTTACGAGACGGAAGCATTTGGCTTACACACGAAACAGGCAGGGCCATATCACACATGGGCCTTAAAAAAATAGTAAAGAAGAGAGGTTAATAATGAAAGTAATTACACTTATGCTGACCGCTGTTGTACTGATGGGTTGTCAGACGTTTAACGCTGCTGTAGATGGCGGCCAAGACATCGTAAACAAAACCATTGCAGCTACCGGCGAAGCAACTGCCGACATCACCCAAGCAATTGGCGGTGACGTAACCGACACTATCACCTACGGCGCTGATGGTGTTGCAGACGGTATTCGGCAAGCTACAGGCAATACTAAAGAAGCTCAAAAGTAAAGAAGACCATGACTGATTGGGAAGAGAATCCCGACAACTACGTCAAGGATGATGACGGCCAGTTTGTCTTAAAGCTAGATGGTACTCCTCGTAAAAAGGGCGGCAGAGTTAAAGGTTCAAAGGGTAGGGGATACACATACCACTCAGAGACTAAAGCTAAGCTCAACGCCAAGAAGTCCGTTAAGGACAAAGAGAAGAAGCTTAAAGCAGCACAGAATAAAATAGATAACTACAAGAAGTCTATAAGCAAAACCAAAAAGACTCTTAGCAAGCTCGAAAACGAGAACGCAACAAAGCTCGTAAGCGCCGATGAGCTGGATGACATTCCAACAGCCCTGCAAGCTGAAGCACAAGAGAATGTTATCTTTAAGGCTAACGAAGGCCCACAGGAAGAGTTCCTAGCGGCTGGAGAGACAGATGTGTTGTACGGTGGTGCAGCGGGGGGTGGTAAGTCATACGCCATGCTTATTGACCCCCTTCGTTTTGCACACCGCTCAGCCCATAGAGCAATCATCTTGCGCCGCTCTATGCCAGAATTAAGAGAACTAATCGACAAGAGTCGGGAGCTGTACCCAAAAGCATTTCCCGGCGCTAAGTACAAAGAAGTAGAAAAGATGTGGACGTTCCCGAGTGGAGCTAAGATGGAGTTTGGGTTCTTGGAGCGTGATGCGGATGTTTACCGTTATCAGGGTCAGGCATACAGCTTCATTGGCTTTGATGAGATTACACACTTGCCCACAGAGTTTGCTTGGAACTACCTTGGTTCACGACTACGAACCACAGACCCCGACATTGAGGTCTACATGCGTTGTACAGCGAACCCCGGTGGTTCAGGAGCGCATTGGGTGAAGAAGCGGTACATTGACCCCGCTCCCCCTAATGATAGCTTTAGAGGCGCTGATGGCCTCACTAGGAAGTTTATACCCGCTAGGTTACAGGACAATCCTTACCTAGCTAAAGATGGTCGTTACGAACAGATGTTAGCCTCCCTGCCCCCAACGCAGCGACAACAACTTCTGGAAGGTAACTGGGATGTTGCAGAAGGCGCAGCGTTTACAGAGTTTAATCCTTTCGACCATGTGATTACGCCCTTTGAGATTCCTATTGGTTGGGAACGCACCAAGGGAATAGATTATGGTTATGCTTCAGAGAGTGCCTGTGTATGGGGTGCAGTTGACCCCTCTGACGGCACACTGATTATATATCGTGAGTTGTACCGCAAAGGCTTGCTAGGCACTGAGCTTGGAAGCATGTTGACAGAGATGGAGTACGAAGACCCCTTCTCCGTCCCCGGAGTGCTCGATACAGCGTGTTGGAGCAAGACGGGTACGACAGGCCCAACAGTCGGCGAAACCCTTCAGAGAGCCGGACACAAGCTCAGAAGAGCAGATAAGAATAGAATACAAGGCAAGATACAAATCCACGAATACTTGAAGTTGCAACAAAGCGGTAGGCCCAGAATACAAATATTTAATACATGCCCTAACCTGATACGTGAGCTTCAAAGTATTCCTCTGGATAAGACTAAGCCCGAAGACGTAGATACACACGCATCTGACCACGCATACGATGCACTACGCTACTTGATAATGGGAAGACCCCGTATCAACGATACAATAAATCAGCTTAGACAGTTTAGAAGAGAATCACACTTCACGCCGTCTGACTCAACCTTTGGATACTAAAATGAAGAAAGCTAAATACAACAACGGCGGCTTAGTAGCTCGTAAAGATTTCAAAGGCGTTGGCTCTATTGAAGGCAATCTAGGCGGCAACCAAAACTATCGCAGCGGAAGTATAACAGCGTCTGCTAAATTAGGTGACGCTAGAGTAACCGCAAGCAGGTCAATGGACTCTATGGGCAACTCTTCTAAAAACTATAGCGTAGAGAAACAACTGAAGAACAAGTCTTCTGCTGGAGTAAAGCTAGGAAAGAACCCCAAGGTAACTTACTCCAAGAATTTAGGTAAAGGGTTTACACTTAACGCTGAAGCCAGTAAAAACTACAGCGGCATGTCAATCTCTAAGCCCCTATAAAGGAACAGTACATGAATGACGAAAACACAGAATACGATACGGTCAACAACCTATACTTCGAGCCTGAAGAAACGGCAGGAGGCATGGAGCTTAGCCTAGAGGAAGATGTACGTAACCGTTTCGTAGGCTTAGTAGAAGACCGCTATGCAGCAGCAGAGCAGGCTAGAGACTTTGACGAGGCTCGCTGGCTCACTGCCTATCATAACTTCCGTGGCATTTACAACAAGAATGTAAAGTTCCGTGAGAGCGAGAAGTCTAAAGTATTCGTTAAAGTTACTAAGACTAAAGTCCTAGCGGCATTCGGCCAGCTAGTAGACGTTATCTTTGGAACTGGCCAGTTTCCTATCGGTGTGCGTGAGACTCGGTTGCCCGAAGGTTTAGCAAAGTATACGCACCTCGAAGCAGGTGGAACAGGCATCGAAACCAGCGCACCCGCTTACGAAGAGCCTGAAGCAGCCCCTGAAGAGGCTAGAAGCCCTTATGATGTCGGCTACGCAGGAGACGGTCGAGACGAGCCTCTTAGCGCAGGTAAAACTTTAAGCGCAGGTAAAAGCGTTGTAAGCGCAGCTATTGAAGAAGCAGGCGCAACATTTAAAAACGGAGCCTCTCCAGACCCACAAGTATTAGAACGCTCTCCTGCTAAGGAAGCGGCACGAAATATGCAGACACTTATCCATGACCAGATTGAAGAGTCAGGCGGTTCTAGTGAGTTGCGTAATGCGCTCCTCGAATCTACACTGTTCGGCACTGGCATCGTTAAAGGCCCATTCAACTACAACAAGACTTTGAGCCGCTGGACAAAAGATGAAGACGGCAATCGAGTATATGAGCCTATTAATGTTCGTGTACCCCGTATTGAGTTTGTTAGTATCTGGGATTTCTTTCCAGACCCAAGCGCTACTTCTATTGAAGACTGTGAGTTTATTGTCCACCGTCACAGAATGAACAGGTCGCAGTTAAGAGGCTTGTCCAGAATGCCTTTCTTTAACAAAGATGCCATCCGTGAATGCCTCCAAATGGGGCCAAACTATACTGAAAAGGACTATGAACACGAACTGAAAGATGACCATCGTAGCGAAGACTACGGGTCTGGACAGTTTGAAGTCCTTGAATACTGGGGAATGATGGATGCTGAGTACGCAAGAGAAGTTGGAATGTCACTGCCTGATGAGGTGGATGACCTAGATGAAGTACAAGTTAATGCTTGGGTTAGTAATGGTAAGCTTTTACGTGGGGTTGTTAACCCATTTACACCTTACCGACTCCCATACAATGCCTTTCCTTACGAGCGTAATCCTTATTCTTTCTTTGGTATTGGCGTTGCTGAAAATATGGACGACTCTCAGCAAATAATGAATGGTCACGCACGTATGGCTATCGACAACCTTGCGTTAGCCGGTAGCTTGGTGTTTGACGTTGACGAATCAGCCCTTGTGGGTGGACAGTCTATGGACATATATCCCGGCAAAGTATTTCGCCGACAGTCTGGAATGCCCGGACAAGCTATCCACGGTGTCAAATTTCCGAACACTTCTCAAGAAAACATGATGATGTTCGACAAATTCCGACAGTTGGCTGACGAACAAACCGGCATCCCAAGCTACTCTCACGGACAAACAGGCGTACAGAGCATGACTCGAACCGCTTCTGGTATGTCTATGTTGTTGGGTGCAGCGTCACTTAACATTAAAACAGTTATTAAAAACATTGATGACTTCTTGCTGAAGCCTATCGGTGAAGCATATTTCCAGTGGAACATGCAGTTTTTTGAAGGTAACCTTGAAATTCAAGGAGACTTAGAAATTCAAGCAATGGGAACAAACAGTCTGATGCAGAAGGAAGTACGTAGTCAACGACTTACTATGTTCCTACAAACTGCACAGAACCCTGCGATTGCACCGTTTGTTAAAATCTCTAAGATTGTCAGTGAGCTTGCTTATAGCCTTGACCTTGACCCCGATGAGATTCTTAACGACCCTGAAGAAGCCGCAATCATGGCACAAATCATAGGAGCACAAAATGCTGGACAAGGAGATGGCGGGCCGACTGGGGCCGCTGGTCAACAACCCGGAACTATGGGCGGCCCTGAAGGAGCACCTCAACAACCTACGGAACTTGGAGCTACAGGGACTGGCGGTGGAAACATCGGAACTGGGTCTGTACCGCAGGCAGGGGAAAGCGAATTCACTGGCTAACCTAATGAATTTAAAAGAACAGGCAATAGAAGCCCGTCAAAGAGTAGAGGAAAAATAATGTCAGCAGCAAGTTTGTTATCAAAAGGAGCGATGAAACTTTTTCATGGAGCTAAGAAAAATTTTGATTCTTTCGATTCTGAGTTTGCATCTGAAACAGCTTTTGGAAAAGGTTTTTCATTTACCCCCGAGCAAGACATAGCAGAAGGCTACGCTAATATTACTCCGGCAAAACTTAGAAAGCTTTACGGAAAAGAATATGTAGAAGAAGCCATTGAAAGAAAAAAGGGTGGCACTCCTATTTTATATGAAGTTGAAGCAGATGTAAAAGATAGTGAAATTTTAGTTACTCGCAAGAATTTCAATGAACAAGATAAAGAAGTTCAAGAGAAATTAAAAAAACTAATAGACGCAGAAGGGTTGAATCTAGAAGAGTTAGATTTAAACAAACCTAAGTTTTGGAGACAGATATTAAACTTAACAAATAAAGATGCGGATAAGCTATTTACTAAATACGGAATTAAAGCTGCACTAAAAGATGCACGAGATTCTAAGTTAAAACAAGTGGGCGGTAAAGTAGAATACACAGTTTACGACCCTAAAGCTATAAAAATTAAAAACAAAAAAGTTCTAGAAAGAGCTAAAAAAAACAGAGGCAGCGAAATGAAAGTACCTAAAGTAAAATATGCAGTAGGCTCAGTAGCTCAAGCAGCAGCGGAAGGTGCAGATACATTGTTGTCTGAAGCACGTAAAGATGTAGTAGCTCAGCGTAGTCCTGAGCCGGGTGTTGGTAAAGATGATACAGCATTAGCTGAAACACTTGCCAAAGTAGATGGGCCGGGGAAAACTGAGGCGGCTCCTGAAGGGGGCCAAGACAACCTAATTGCTACTACTAAGCTTGTAAACTCTTTTAGCTTTCAGGGCGGCAACAAGAAGATGGACAAGCAGTTCATCATGGAGTCTTTAAGCTCCGTTGCTGATACCCCTATTGTAGAAAACAAGCAGTCTATTGCTGAGTTTATTACTGACCTCCACCGTGTGCAAGTAGAAGAAGAGTCTAAGCCGTTATTGTCCCCGAAGGACTTTCAAAAGCTTAATAGCTTTGCAGCAGACGCTAGTGACGAAGGCCGTTTAGAAAAGAAAGAAGGCGGCGAAGTATCCGATGTAGATAAGTACATTAGTCTTTATAAGTCTATGGAGCAGTCCATGGACAAAGCTAAAGATGATGCTTCTAAGGAAAGAATATACAAACGATTTGCAGAGGTAGAAAACTCTTTTGACGGTAATGTTATTTCTAACGCTTTGCAGAAAATGGACGCAGAAGAAGAAGGTAGAGTAGGTAAGTTCTTTGGCGGCCTACTTAAAGCAGGTAAACAAGTATTAAATCAAAGTGGCGGCGGTGAACCTACAGGTATCCTCGGCGCACTACTAGGCGGCTCTGGCGGTGCTGAAGGCACAACTACTGTACCTCAAGGCCAAGACGAGGCGGCAAGCATTAGCGCTCTCGAAGGCCCAGACCCTATTTCTGCTGCTAACAATGCACCGATTGCAAACTTTGCAGAGGGTGGACGAATCTCTGTTTCTGAGTATGTAAAAGCTAGAGACAAGGCACTAAAAGATATAGATAACGCTGAGAGTATTGCTGCAAGAGAAAAAATATCAGAAGATTTTTCAAAAGTATCTAAAGAGTTTATGGAACAAGAAAGTTTAGGTAACTCGATAGATAGAGAGCGAGCAGAAAAAGCAGAAGCTCTTAAAAAGAAAAACATGGGCGGTTCGCTGCTTGCAGACGACAAGCCTGTAGATACTTACGACAACATCCCCGAAGGCGAGAAAGAAGCAGTAGAAGCTTCACAACTCCCTGACGAAGAGATGGAAGATGAGTACGCTGGATTCGTTCTAGGCGAAGCTCTAAGCACAGAAGACCAAGAATATTTAATGGGCGCTCTTGAAGGTGATGAGCGTCTGGGTGGTATCTTTGACAAGGTCATGGATATTGCTGGAGAATTTGCAGGTGACGGAGCCGTTAAAGGCCCGGGAACCGGCACATCAGATTCGATACCCGCAAGGTTGTCGGATGGTGAATTTGTTTTCACCAGAAAAGCAACTGACCAGCTAGGTACGGAAAAGCTTCAAACTATGATGGACGAAGCTGAACGTGCTTACGATGGCGGTTTAATGAAGAAGTACATGGGTGGAAGCATTCTAGGCGGCATGGATGAAGTAGAAGATAATGATAAAAAAGTCTACGACCAGATGCTAACCTCAAATGCTATGCCAAGTGTACGATAACGATAAGGCCACCTGTTAGCGCAGCCCCTTATTAACAACTAATAATCTAAAGGCCACCTTGTAGTATCAAGCCCTATTCAGCAGTCGCGAGCCGAGTAGCTACCTTGAAAAGACGACAAGCCCCAACGGAGTGTGAAATGACTGATTTACCTGAGACACAAGAAGAAGAAGTAGCCAACCCTTACAACATGCATAAAGATTGGCATGATGTTGAGGAGCACCAGTTTGAAGGTGCTGATGGCGCTTACTTTGAAAAGAAACCTAAGAAGGCTACCCGCAAGTCGGCCCCTTCGGATGAAGAGTCTGTTACAGATTATAAAAAGAGATACGATGACCTAAAGAAACATTACGACTCTAAGATTAGTGAGTTCAAGCAGAAAGAACAAGAACTACAAGCAGAAACTCGAATGACACAGCATGTTGAACAGGCCGTTCGTCACGAGGATAACACTGAAGCAGTTCAAGCCGAGTATGTTGAACCACAAGCAGAGGCACTAGAACCGGCACGGACATCTACACTAGACGAACGTGAAGCCAGTATTGCGCGCAGAGAAGCAGAACAAACTCTTCAAAGTGCTCACCCTGACTTTGCAACTATTCGTCAAAGTGATGAGTTCCACGGTTGGGCCAAAGCGCAGCCAGCAGCAATTCAGGACTGGGTGTATAATAATCCCAATGACGTAACACTAGCGGTCAAAGCCATCGACCTTTATAAAATGGAAACTGGTTCAGGGGTTCAATCTTCTACTGGTAAAACAGGAAGTTCACAAACCTCGACCGCTTCGGCAGCGGATATGGTTTCAACTCGAACACAAACCGTAAACACTAATGAGCCGAAGATTTGGTCACAAAGGGAAATTGCTGCGCTGTCTATGGCTGCATACGATAAATTTGAAAAAGAAATCGACGCAGCCATCATGGAAGGCAGAGTAGTTGCTTAATAACTATTGTCTTTAAATCATAAGGAAACATAATCATGGCTCAATTTTTTGAACCCGGTACAGATACCAACGCTAACTTCGCAAACTCTGTCGCAGGACAGACTAACTCTTTCTTCCTTCCAGCCATTTACTCCAAGAAGGTTCTTAACTTCTTCCGTAAGGCTTCGGTTGCTGAAGCGATTACTAATACTGATTATGCCGGTGAGATTTCTGCATTCGGTGATTCCGTAAAAGTAATTAAAGAGCCAGTAATCAGCGTTAGTTCTTATACTCGTGGCGCTGCTACTACTGCCACTAAGCTAACTGACCAAGAAGTTACTTTGGTTGTTGATACTGCTAACGCCTTTAAGTTCATCGTAGACGACATTGAAACTTCCATGTCTCACGTAAACTTTAAAGAAGTCGCTGCTTCATCTGCTGCTTACGCTCTGCGTGATGCATTTGATACCGCAGTAATTGCAGGTATGTTCTCAGGCTTGACTGCTTCTTCTCCTGACCACGTTCTAGGTGCAGATGACGACACTACTATGGCTGCTGGCGTAATTGACGAAGCTTCTAAGTCTATCAACTTGCTTCTTACTGACCCTCTGGATGTACTGGCTCGTATGGCTCGTCTTCTTGACGACCAGAACGTACCAGAAGAAGGTCGTTGGGTTGTAGCTTCACCTGACTTCTACGAGCAGTTGTCTCAGTCTAGCTCTAAGTTGTTGTCTGTTGACTTCAACGGCGGCCAAGGCTCTATCCGTAACGGTCTGGTAAGCTCTGGTAAGTTGCGTGGCTTTGCTATGTACAAGTCTAACAACATTGGCGCTACTTCTGCTGCTGACGGTAAGCTAATTGCCGGTCACATGTCAGCCGTTTGTACTGCACAGACTATCACCAGCACTGAAGTCATTCGTGACCCAGACAGCTTCGGTGACATCTGTCGTGGTCTGCACGTATTTGGTGTTAAGGTCATTCGACCTGAAGCCCTTGTAGGCGCATTCTACAGCTTATCTGCTGGTAGCTAAGTAACAGTTAGTACACATTAAGTGCGGGGGCCGTAAAAAGCCCCCAATCTTTTAACACATTTAAAGGCTAAAGAACTTATGGCAACAACCTACTTAGAACTTACAAATGAATTGCTTCGGGAGTTGAATGAGATTCCGTTGACAGCATCTGATTTTCCAACGGCTGTTGGTGTTCAAGCCCACGTTAAAGATACTGTAAACAAAGCATACTTCGACATGATTAACCAAGAACCGCAGTGGCCTTTTCTATCGGCTGGAGAAAGCGGCGAAGTTAATCCCATGTACGGTAATGTGTATGTCGAAACAGTTATTGGTCAACGCTATTACGAATTAAAAGCTTCGAGTGATTCCATCATCAACGACTACGGTTCAGTTGACTGGGATAACTTTTATCTGACTACTGTAGGTGTGAGCGGCGAAACAGCTCCCTACACAGGTACAAATTTAAGATACGTAACTAACGAACAGTGGAAGACTTTCCGAAGAGTTTCAGAGAACCTAGACCAAGCAGACACTACTACGTATGGTACTCCGAATAGTCTTATTCGTAGCCCAGACGCACGTAAGTTTGGACTCAGCCCCATCCCAGACAAAGTATATCGTGTATGGTTTTACGCGTGGGACTTACCCACAAAGTTTACAAACCCTACCGACACAGTTGTTTTCCCCGAGATGTACTCAACAACTCTACTAGCTAGAGCACGTTACTACATCTGGCAGTTTAAAGACAACCCACAAGCAGCCGCATTTGCCCTAGACGACTACAAGAAAGGTATGCGCTCAATGCGCTCAAACCTTATTGAGCCTACGCCCTTCTATATGTCTGACGACAGAGTGAGGTACACTTAATATGTCGCAGTCCCAACCTTTTGGTTTCTCTTGTAAGGGTGGTTTAAACACCAACCTGAGCGAGATTGAGATGCTCCGACAGCCCGGAATTGCTACAGAGTTAAGAAACTTTGAGGTTGACCCCGATGGAGGCTATCGTAGAGTTAGTGGCTTTACAGACTATGGCGGTGACGATGCAGCCCGTCCAAATGCTAGTAACGATATTTTAGGCATTAAGGTATATGCAGACGGCGTTATTGTTTGTAGCGGAACAAACATTTACTTTAGTAATGATGGTGAAACTTGGATACAGCTTAATAAGGCTAGTGTTGCAAGCAGCGGTGACAATCTAACAGCCTTAAACGGTCGTTCAGTTGCTGCAAGAACTGCACAGGGTCAAAGCTCTATAGCCTTGTTTGAAGGCAGTAAATCCATATACGGAGAAATAATTATTTGTGATGGGGCTAACAAGCCTTTTTACTTTTACATGACCGGAGCAGGAGCACTCAGCACCCGTACATTTTTTGTAGCTGACATTACAGTAAACAGCACTGACGCTCCTTCTATTGCTACTATACATAATAACTTCTTAGTAGTTGCTGGGCAATCAGCGGCACCTAACACAGTACGCAACAGTCGCCTTTTAGAAATGGACGATTTTACAGGCACTGGCTCTAATGAGGTTCTATTAGCCGACAGAGTTGTAGGACTTAAAAGCTTTCGTGGTGACTGTATTGTTTTTTGCCGCAACAGTATTTATAAGTTTGTTAATATGGAAGATGCGACAAATGCTGCTATTGTTCCTATTACAAAAAACGTAGGTTGCGTAGATGGTAATAGTATCCAAGAAATTGGCGGTGACCTAGTGTTCCTAAGCCCTGATGGTGTTCGTACACTTGCAGGTACTTCACGAATTGGTGACGTTGAGCTGGCTTCTGTAAGTAGAAATGTCCAGCGAATAATTAGTAACATTGTTGATAACATTAACGTGCTTACAATTTCAAGCGTTGTGCTGCGCTCTAAGTCTCAGTATCGCTTGTACTACAACGACCCCTCTGTAGCCGCCCCGTTTTCAAGAGGCATTATTGGTACTTTTACAGGCCAAGGTTTTGAGTGGTCAGAAACACTAGGCATTGAAGCTATTGCAGTAGATAGTGGGTTTTTAGCTAATGGTCTTGAGGCAATAGTCCACGGCGACACAGACGGCTATATTTATAACCACGACAAGGGAATTACCTTTCGTCACGGCGGCGCAGCAGCAAACATTGATGCTTTATACGAAACACCCTATTTAGATTTTGGAGACATGGGAACACGGAAAACTTTGCAGTACGCAAAGATTTCAGTAACCCCCGACAGAGAATCAGGAGGGTTTTCAGACCCAACATTAAAAGTTCAGTACGACTTTCAAGATGTTAATGTTCAACAGCCTCCTATATATCAGCTACCCACCATACGAGCTGGCTCATCTTTTGGTGCTGCTTTTTTTAATGCGGCTTACTTTGGCTCAACGGACAATCCGCTTATACGCCAGCCAATTGAAGGAAGCTGCTACACCAGTAATTTTAAGATTGCAAGTAACGACCAAGAAGCATCTTACACAATCAACGGCATTTACATAAACTACGTTCCCGCAGGCAGGAGATAATTAGATGGCAGGCACAAGCTATACAAGACAAAGTACAATTACAGACGGTGACTTGATTACTGCTTCTATTTTTAATAACGAGTATAATCAAATTTTAAGTGCTTTTGCATATGCAACAAGCAGTACCACAGGCCACCAGCACGATGGCAGCGCTGGTCAGGGCGGTAACATTGCTAAGATTGGCGACCAAGACTTTAAAAACAAAGTTGTAATCAGCGCAGCAAACAATCGTATTGAGTTTTACTCCGAGGTAAGTAACTCGCCTGTTGAGCAGGTACGCATTCAAGACGGTTTAATTACACCTGTAACAGACAGCGATGTAGACCTCGGTACAACCTCTGTAAGATTTAAAGATGCCTTTGTTGATAGTGTAACTATAACTAACAACATTGTTGTGGGTGGAACTGTAGACGGTCGTGATGTTGCAACTGACGGCACAAAGCTAGACGGCATTGAAGCCAGTGCTACAGCAGACCAAACTAACGCAGAAATTCGAGCAGCCGTTGAAGCTGCTACAGATTCTAATGTATTCACAGACGCAGACCACACAAAGCTGAACGCTATCGAAGCTTCCGCAGACGTTACTGATGCCACTAACGTAACAGCCGCTGGTGCTGTGATGGACAGTGAGGTAACAAACCTTGCACAAGTTAAGGCTTTTGACGCGTCTGATTATGCGACTGCGGCACAAGGTACTCTAGCTGCTGCGGCACTTCCAAAGTCTGGTGGTGCTATGACTGGAGCCATTACTACCAATAGTACGTTTGATGGCGTAGACATTGCTACACGAGATGGCGTTTTAAGCAGCACTACAACTACCGCTAATGCTGCTTTGCCAAAAGCCGGTGGAACCATGTCGGGTGCAATAGCAATGGGAACCTCCAA